CCTCAACGCCGTGCTCGAACCGATGAAGCAAGAGTACGAGGTCATGGCGGCCGAAGAAAGCTACCAGTCCTTCCTGGCTGAACACCCGGAGTTCAAGAACGACAAAGAACTTCGCGGCGAAGTCCAGCGCATGTTGGAGGCGAACACCTCCCTTGACCTCGAAACCGCCTATTGGGCCGCAAAGGGCAAGCTGAACAAGGCGCAGGCGACGAAGGAAGCAGAGGCGGCCAAGGCCCGTCGCGCCGCAGACCGTGAGGCTGCGACCCGTGCCACGGCCCTCCCGCGCAAAGGGACGGCGACCATGCCCGCAAAGGCCGACACAAAGAAAATGTCCAACGCAGACATCCTCGCGATGGCGCAGGCTCTTCATCGTCGCTGATCTTGCGTACACTGAAAAGTCGCGCTACTCTCCTTGCATCGTGGGCCACCCCTCTGTGGAGCCTTCGGCGCAAGGAACCCGGCATCCCCGGACACTCCGACCCCCGGTAGCTTTTCACTCTAAAGGAGGGCGTCATGCCCGTCAATCCGTCGATCCTTTCGACTACTCTCCAGTTGCTCCGCGACAAGCTGATCGATAACAGCTTCGTCAGCCACCCCCTGTTCCGCGCCATTGAGCAGGCAGGTAATCTCGTCAAGGTGTCCGGCGGCTCCCGCGTTGAGCAGCCTGTCATCTTCGGGGAGCACTCCTCTCTGAGCGTGCTGAATAACGGCTTCGAGCCCGTCAACATGGCGGTCACGGACCCCTTCAACGCCGCCAAGTTCGAGTGGGCCAACTTCACGCAGCCCATCGTCCTGTCCGCCGTGGAAAAGGCCGCGAACAAGGGCGACCTTGCCGTGGTCAACATCCTCGAAAGCAAGATGAAGAACGTCATGCTTGGCCTGAAAAAGCAGGTCAACCAGCAGGTCATCGTCGGCACCGGGGCCATCAACACCCTTCAGACCCTCAACGGGAACGGAACGACCGCCGTCGCTCCGAACACGACGGGCTGGTTCGAGGGTGTGACACCTGCAACGCAGGCGAACGTCGTGGGCGGTCTGGCCAAGGCGACCTTCCGCAGCCAAAACTGGTACAACCAGTTCTTCAACAGCGGCGCGGCCTTCGACCTGAGCCACCTTGATCAGCTGATGATCAACGCGCAGCTTTACCACCCCGGCGGCAAGTTCCCGGACATCATCCTGATGAGCCCGCGCTGCTATGCCGCCTTCCAGGCGCAACAGCAGTCCTTCGTGCAGTACGTCAACGCTGCCGACCGGGCCTCGCTGGACGCCGATATGGTGGGCATGTGGCGCGGTGCGAAGATCTATGTGGACCCGAACCTTGGCTTCACGGCCAACGCGGGTTCCGGCATGGGCGCGCTCCCGGTCTCGGCCTATGTTCTTTCGAGCGATATGTTCCAGCTTTACGCCGACACGGACGGCTGGTTCAACCTCTCGGAGATGCTGCCCGTCCCCGGCACCGCCACTGAGGCTGCGATGGTATTCTGCCGGATGCAGCTTGTGACCGGCCACCTCGCCTCTCACGGCGTCCTCATCAACGCGGAGGCTTGATCCATATGGCGACTTCCAACCTCATCAACTACTTGCAGGCCGGTGAGGCTGCGGACACCTCGAACCGTCAGACGGTCGAGACGTTCCTCACCTCAACGACCGTCGCCACTGGCGACTTCATCGCCCTGGACACGGGTGCAACGGGCGCCAATAAGGCCCTGTTCGTCGTCCCGACCCCGGCCGTCGCCGGCCGTGGAAACGTCGTCGGCGTGGCCCTCGCGGGCGTCGTCGGCACGGCCTCCGCACCGGCACAGGTCAAAGTCGTGATTGCGGGCTATGCCCCGGTGGCGAAGGTCGCTGCGGGTACAGCGCAGCACGCCTCCCTCACGACCTCTGGCACCGCCGGGACGGCCGTCACCTATGCCACTGGCACTCACACGGGGACCGGCCCTGCCGCCGTCGCCCTGACTGCTGAGGCCGGTGGCTTTGCGGAAGTGTTCGTCTACGGCCGCTTCGACTGAGCCTGCGCTACCCTGCCCCCCAGGGTACACTGCCCCCGTCCGCCCACAGCGGGCGGGGGCTTCTTCATAGGAGACAGCCATGAACCTTGGCGAAATGATCGACTTTGTGGGCAATCTTCTCGATTATGATCCCACAAACGACACCTATAGACAGCAGATCGTCTCCCTGCTGAACGACGCGCAGACCCGCTGCCTGACTGACCGGCCGTGGGACTTCGCCATGCGCGACCGCGTGCTGAAAGTCTGGACTGATGTCGCAGCCGTCAGCGTCGGCGTCGTCAACGGCTCAACGACCGTGACGGGCGGCCCATTCCCCATCAGCACTTCGGCGGTCAAGCCGGGCTCGGAGTATGAGCTTGGCATCCTCGAAATAACTGACAGTAATAACGTCACCGGCCGTTACCGCGTGATGTATGTCGCGCTGTCCAACCAACTTTTCATTGAAAGAGACTTCGAGGGAGCGACCGGCGCCTACACGGCGAAGCTCTACCGCCGGGAGATCTACCTGCCCTCTGACTGTATGCAGGTCCAAAACGTCGCAGACCCCTCTGTGGGCATCCCCGCGAAGGCGATGTTCCTGAGCAAATGGGAGCGGGAGGATGCGAACCTCGACCCCGCGCTACTCGGCACGCTCGAAGCCTACCTGCCCTCGGAGGGGCTGCGCGTTCCGGCCCCGCAGACGCCGCGTGGAGTGACTGTCCCCACGGTCGCGCCGGGACAGGGCATCCGCACCATCAACGTCTACATGGTCAACGTGCATGGGCCGTTCAGCACCAACTTCGCGGTCTATCCGCGTGATGCCTCTGACGGCTTCGAGAGTGCGCTGAGCAAGGTCGCCACCTACCATCTGACTGATACGCAGACCCTGCACTTTACGCCCGAAGCCGTGGCTAATAAGACGGGCTTTTACAGGCGCTACTACTTCACTTGCCCGGAGGCAGGCATCCTCGCTCCTGTCCGCGTGCGAGGGGCCTATGTGCAGGGTGCGCCTCCTGTCCCGAACGTGGACACTGTTCCACCGCCCGGAGGCATCACGCTTGGGCCGGACCTGTCTCTGGCGACCCTGAGCAGCCAGACCTTCCAGGCAACGTCTATCCGCTACCAGTGGGATCAGTCGGCGGTCTATCAGTCCATCCAACTGTACCCTCACCCCTCGACAGACCAAGACCTTGACTGCCGGATGCTCATCAGCCCGTCGCGGATGCTCGAAGATCAGGACGCGCCGCTGGTTCCGGCCGCATACGCGCAGCTAATCGCCTATGCTGCCCTCGAAAATGTCACGCTTAAAGTGGCGAACCCCGCGCTATCGCAGGTCTACATGCGAAAAAAGGACACGCTTTACAAAGGTATGGAGCAAGCCTACCTCAAAGCCGTCCCTCGCAGGCTCATCAAGGGCACACCCGTCGCTGGCTACCGCTATGTGACCAATCCCTTCGGGCCTCTGCGCCTACTCCCGTGAGGTCTTAATGCGCGGAAATGTCTATCAAACGCCCATCGCAGGCGGGCTCGAAACTCGACTTCCGCAAAATCCGCAAAATGCGGGCAAGGTCGAAAACTGGATCAGCGACCGCTCAACCGGCGGCTGGTCCTCTCGCCTTGGGTATGAGCCCTTTCGACCCGGCGCGACGAACTGGGATCCTTTCGGCAATAATGGCCCGATCTACTCTCTGCATGTAGCGCAGCACCTCGCAGGCGGGGCAAGGCAGCATGTTTTGTTCGAGGAAGGTGGCAGCCTGCACCTTCTTTACGATGCGGCTGGCACTCCTGTCCTTCGCACTCTTGCTACCGGCCGGCATATCCCCACGGCGACTGAGGCAGGAAGCTGGTACACAGACACCGGCTATGGAACGGTAGTTACCAATGGCTTCGACCGGCCTGTGATCGTAAAGCCGTGGCCGCTCGGATCTATCGTGGACAGTTCATCCACGATTACTCAATGTATTAGAAACTTTGGCTTTGATGGACTGCCGACTTCGGTAGACCCACACAATGTAAAACCAGTCCCGCCGCCGCCGTTCCCGCCGAACATCCCGGCTCCGGGTGCAGGCGCTGTCACCCTCTGGTGTCCATCGCAGGGGAACGCGGTGCCAGACGGCGGACGGTGGGGCCTTGGCTTCGCAGATAACTCCGCAGGTACAGACGGGGCCAAAGAAGCCATCTTCGCATGGTCTGTCAGCTTCATCAGCGACACCGGGAGCGAGGGGCCTACCTCGCCTCTCGCCTCTGTCCGTTGGGCGCTGGAAGCGGGCGCGGAAGGCTTCAAGCACGCCGCCTATGTGGATCTACCCACCGGCCCGAAGGGCACAGTAGCGCGTAAGCTGTACCGAACCGCTAACTACTCTGACGACTTCGACTTCCCCGGAGACACTACTCTCTACTTCATTGACATTATTCGCAATAATGTAGAGACTGTCTATTTCGACGCAGTGTCCTCTGCGAACCTCGGGCAGCCCGCGCCCGCGATTGCGACCGGGCCTCTGCCTGCGCCCCGCGCACGGTTTTCCGCGCTTTATAATGGCTGCCTGTTCCTTGACGGCGGCATTGACGACAGCCGGACCCTCTACTTCTCCACAGCCGGGCTGATTGAGCAGTTCTCCGCAGACGCCTACATCGAACTGTCCTCGATCGGCGGGGGCATCACTGCACTTTTCTCGAACTATACAAGCCTGCTTGTTTTTAGAGAGAATGGCATCGATGTCGTGCAGGGCGACTACACGGCGGGCTTTACAGTCACGACCATCAGCAACAGCGTGACCTGCAAGGCGCCCCACAGCATCAAAACTGTCCCTGGCTTGGGCGTCGTGTTCCTCGCCACTGACGGCGTGTATGCGATCACGGGCGGTCTGGTAGGCGGCGCGAACGCGGAGGTCATCAACCTGACGAGTAATCAGGACAGTTTCATCGACAAAATCACGCCCGACTGTATGCCGAAGGCCGTCGCGGTTTTCAGTGAAAAGTCTCGCGAGTACCAACTGTATGTCCCGCTCAACGGGAACGATCGGCCCGATCGCGGACTGGTTTTGCATGTAGACCGCCTGGGCAGCGTCGATACCGTCAGCCCCTGGTCTACTCGCCTTGGCTTCCCCGTGGGCGCTGTCAGCAGTTTCTATGATGGAACCGTCGTCTTTGGCCATCACACCGGGAATGAGGACAGCACGCCGAACTCGCAGCGCGGGCTCTTCGTCATCAGCGGCAAGCATGTGCTCGGCAAGATTGCGGCCGAAAACACGCTGGTCTATGCGCCGCCGCCGGTCAGCACCTACCGTTCAGCGTGGAACGCCTTTGGAGATCCACAGACACAAAAACAGGTCAACTATGTGACCCTCTGGATCATCACGACGGGGAACGTCCCGATCACGGTTCGCCACTACAAAGACTTCTCTCTGACGGCGACTGAGGAACGGACCTACCTCGCACAGCCTCCTGATGCGACCTCTCTCCCGGTACTCGATAAGGCCGTGATCGGCGCTGCAAACTTTTCAGACGAAAGACTGATCCCGCTCCGCGTCAGCGTGGCCCATCAGTCGGCCGCATGGTTTTGCTTCGAAATCGAGACGCAGGCAGAGATCACCCTCGTTGGCTATGAATACGACTACATCACCAAGGGCACGCGAGTAGTCGCAGGGGTGCGCGCATGAAACACTGGACTGAGCGGGAAGCCGCAGCGAACACGACTGTCTCTCCTGACGCGCTCAACGACGAACTGCGGGCAAGTCAGTCCAGCATCACGACCCTAAGTCGGGAGCAGATGCCCCCGAACTTTGTGGAAGCCTCTCGGATGGTGGACTATGCGCTGCACCGCGTATGGTCTGATGCGCGCTGGCCAGAGGCTCGAACGGGGCAACAGCAGGCTGATGCCGATGTAAACGTCCCCGATAATGCCTGGGAGGCGACGACCATCCAAGTCCACGCAGGCGGCTGGACAAACATCAGCACCGCGCCCATCACTCTGACCGGGTTCAAGGGCGGCAGCCTCTACTTCGAGTATGGCTGCAATACCTATGTGAACCAGATCTTCGGCGTCGGCGTGAACGACGGGAAGCCCTACTCTCCCGCCTACATGCGGATGCGCGTGACCGTCAACGGCGTGACGATCGTTGAGCGCAGAGGCAAGTCGCATCACGGGCGACAGCGCATCTTCGGGACCGCGTTTTTACCGGCAGGAGATCTGGTAGTAAACATTCAGTTCCGAATGACTGAGCCATCGCAGGATGCGAACAGCAACACGACGGCCGCACCGCCGGATAATAATGTCATGTTCGCGCATGTTTACGGCGGACGCTACTTGGCGATCGGGAGGTGGAGATGAGCCGGATTATTCGACCTCCCGTTGAGGACGGGCAGGCCGTCACTGCGACGGACCTCAACACCCGTTTTACCGACTTCTCGCAGCCAAACGCGCTCAACCTGTTCAACACGCGGGATGCAGCCTTCGATCTTCCGCAGTTCAGCAGCACGCGCTTCATGGCGCCCGATATGGCCACAGCAATCATCGGATATAATGACTGGAAACATTCAGCCTACAATACCGATACTGCGCCGGTAGGTGCCAGCGCCCCCTTTCTCGTCAGGAACGCAGCGGGCATTTACACGCCGTTGAGCTTCGGCCCGACTGGCTGGACCCTG